AATACTAACGGCGACTTGGAACCGCTTCCTTATCAGGCTCGGGCACGTCAGTGGAGGCGGAGACGCCATTTTCGTCACCGCAGACGTCACTGGCGCAGGCGGAGACGGCTGCCAGCCAACAGGCGTGGTCACCGGACCAACCGCATCTACCGATTAAGGCTCGTCAGGCAATACCAGCAGATTCTGACGAAAGCGGAGAAGACGACCAATATGACCTTTGGCACAGACGGCGTCACCATCCTCCTCAAGGACTTCATCATGGATGAACGCGTACTGCCCTTTGAGGACTACCGCATTCGTCTGGCCAAAGTCGAAGCCACCCCCCGCAATGAGGACTGGGCACACTGGCAGGGGATGGGCCACACCGTCCCCATCCAGGACTCACACCTCGGGGACTTCTTCAAGAAGACCAAGCTGCAGACCGACCCCCTGGCCAATTGGGACGGGGCGCGGAAGTTCAACCTCCGCAAGGGCTTCAAGCGCCTCTTCCGACCCAAGCCACAGCTGTCCATTACGGACACTGACGCGGCTAACACGCCGGCCGCTATGTGGCTCAACAACCCCCGTTCGGCATGGATCCCGCTACGGAGACGGGGAGAAACCACCTACCAAACCTCTGGAACACGGGTCAATCATTACGGCCTGGCGTTCAGCTTCCCTGAACCCACGCCTAATGACTACGTGTATCAAATGAAAGTGACCATTTATGTCGAGTTCAGACAAATGAGTCTCACACACCTTGAATCTTAATAAAGTGTTTATTGAGGAAGCGATCCGCAAACCCGGGGTCCCTTCCCTAACCCTAACTCCGAGTCCGCTCTTTTCCTCGAGATTGGGTGTGCTCGGTCGGCCTTCGGCCGACCTTCGACCATAACGGGGCAACTTTGGGGGAGCAAGGCATGGCCGATCACCATGTTTTGCCATGGTCGGCCTTCGGCCGACCTGGCACCTTAACGGGGCAACTTTGGGGGTGCGAGGCATGGCCAACTCGGCGTAGCAACCTCGCTGGGGGGTGGCATGGGCCGCTTCGCGGCGGGCACCGCGCTCCGCGCGGTGAAATCGTGGGCTGGAGAACCCTTCAATAGTTGATGGGGTACTTCTTAACAGCATCGGGAGCATCAACAAACCCGAACACATCCCAAAAGAGCCACTTGTTGATACGTCTGAACAGTGCTTGCATATAGCACTTCTCTTCGTTATACCAATGGTTCGGGTGGGTGTTGCTCGTGATGATGATCTTCTTTGACGTAAACTCCACGTAGCTGCCTTTGACTGGCACTTTGTGGGGATAACGATCACAAAGGCGGAGCAGCTCACAGAACGGGATCCACCCATAGAAGTCGTCAATCACCACGATGTCTTCGTTTGAATATCCGTCCCACCAATCACCCTTCATCTTGTAGTATTTCGTACCTTCCTGTTCATTGGCCCAGCGGCTCTTCCCCACCCCCGAGGGGCCGGTCAACACAATCACCTCCGTCTTGAAGTCACGGGGCTTCTGGCCAATCATCAGTGCCAGATCCTTCAGGCCACGCCCCCACTTGACGTAGGCTTCACTGAACTCTCGCGCGACTTCCGTCATTGGTCTTCCGGCTTTCACGGCGGCAACAGCTCCGGCAAGGTCACTCCGATTGCCTTTTGCGGGGGCCCCAATGGTAAGTATCACGTCCCCTTCTTTGCTGCAATACTGCTCATTATCCTCATCGGAACCCCGGGCGATCTCGAAATGCGCGCGCGGTATCAACTGCTTCATTTGGTTCAGTCGAACCTTCTTTTTCAAATGCAGGAAGCCCTGCAAATGCGGTGTCCCTTGCTCTCCTTTCTCTTTCCCGACTATCGCATAGTGGTACTCACTCGGAGGCAGACTTTTCACGCTTTCAACTTCTTGCTCAGTCGGGTTGTTCAGCGTAAAGACCCACCGCTTGCAAGGGCTTGAGCGCGCTTGTTTCGGCATGGTGGTTCCAGGGTTCCAAGTCGCCGGT